GAAAGAGGATCAAGCGTGGTTACTACAAGCGCGACTGATTGCTACTCTGATTGCGAGGGATGGAATGACTTCCCAGTATCGCCACCGGCGAACGTCGAATCCTGCCACCGTCTTCACCAATCCGCTTGAGCCTGGCGAGATCGCCGTCAACACCGCCAACCGGCAGATAGCCGTCGGCGATGCCGCCTCCGGCGCGATCGGCGCGCCGCTCAATCTGCTCGCGGTCCAGATCTTCGACACCCGCGCGCAATATCCAATCAACAGCTTCGTCACCCGCGCCGGCGTACTTTATCGCGCCAAGGTCGCGGTCGCGCCCGCAGCCTTCGACCCGACGCAGTGGGACATGATGGTTGGCGAGTTCGACCAGCAATATGTCTCCATCACCGGCGATCAGATGACCGGCCCGCTCGAATTGCCGGCCGCGGCGCCGACGCTGCCGGTGCAGGCCGCGCACAAGGGCTATGTCGATACCATGCTGGCTGCGAAGTCGAGCGTGATCGTCGCCGACGCGCCGCCGACGCCGACACCGATCGATTCCACGCTCTGGTACGACACGATCGGCGGCCAGCTCTATATTCGCTACAATGACGGCAATACCGTGCAGTGGGTGATCACCTCGCCGCAGCCGAACATCGAGCAGTTCGTCAACCGCTCTGGCGACACCATGACGGGCGATCTGACAATCGCCAAGGCGTCCCCAACAGTTGTACTCGATGCGTCGGCGTCTGGTCAGGCTCGGCGTATTCAGGGAAAGACTAATGGGACGCTGCGCTGGCAGGCGGCTTTCGGGAACACCGTTGCGGAAGCCGGGGCGAATTCCGGGTCGGATTTCGTACTCGCTCGTTTTGATGATGCGGGTGTTGTAGCTCCCGTAAATCCGCTTCAGATTTCTCGCGCAACAGGCGTTGTGGATTTTGAGAAGAACCCGACCGTCGCCGGCAAGGCCTGGGCCGCGCCGATGGACGCGCTCGCCTACTCAGGCATGCAGATCAATGGCGGCTTCGAGGTCAGTCAGGAACTCGGTTTCAGTAATCCCCGTACTACAAGCGGGTACGTTTGCGACGGGTGGGTATACAACGGTAATGCCGGGTCCGTGTCCGTAGCAGTAGCTGTGTTGGGCGGTGCCGCCGTTCTTCCGGGGGTAGCGGCGTGGTTGTCAGCTAACGTGTCCGTTGCGCAGCCTTCGCTCTCCGCTGGCAACGTGTGGGCATATACCAACCTGATTGAGGGCTATCGCATACAGCGGTTGAACTGGGGCTTCGCCAACGCCCAGCCGATCACCATCGGGTTCTGGAGCGCGCATACACCTGCCGGGGTCTATTCTGTGTTTGTCCGCAACGCCAACACCTTTGATCGCTATTACGCCACGACCTATACGCAGAACGTCGCGGGCACATGGCAATACAACACCGTTACGATCCCCGGCGACGTAACAGGGACATGGGGACGGGGCAACGCCACAGGAATGGAGCTAGGTTTCACGCAAGCGGCGGCATCAAACCTTGTAGCGCCTGCCGCGAATGTGTGGGGGGCCGGGATATATCTCGCTGCACCCGGTCAAGTAAACGGCGTGGCCTCCTCTACCGGTTACGCTTTCAACCTCGCCAACGTCGCTGTGTTTCCCGGTCGCGAAGCGCCCTCCGCTGCTCAGTCTGGCCTCATCATACGGCCTTACGATCAGGAGTTGCTGACGTGCCAACGTTATTGGCGCAGGGACCGCAATTTACAAGGCGTAGCTTATTCAACAACCAATGTTAGCATGAGGGGTATTCACCCCAACATGCGAGCCGCGCCTGCCGTTAGCGCATCGGGGCCTATTACTATCACTGACGTCGCCTTTAGTAACCCCGTCCAGAGTGCGGCGAACGTCGTTACTGGTGGGGGCAATACGGGGGATAGTGGCGAATACCTCCTTGGGAATTTTACGGGTCTAACACAGGGGCGTTATTACGTAATACACAACACTAGTAATTTTATTTATTTCAATGCGAGGCTCTGATGGCAGACTATCAACTTAACCCAACCGATAGGCGCTAACCATGGCCGCCCTCGACTTCCCTCCCTCGCCGCTGATCAACGACAAGTATCCGGTGCCGGCAGTACCTGGCGTACCGCAGTACACTTTCGACGGCGTCAAGTGGACCACGGTCGGCCCGCAGATCACCAACGCCAAGGCGGCGGATGCTGCGCCATTGATGGATGCGGCCACCGCTGCGATCGGCACCGCGACCGACTACGCCCGCGAGGATCACGTCCACCCGAGCGACACCTCGCGCGCGTCACTGACGCAAGCGGTGCGCTACGACGCTGTGCAGACCGCCACCGAGGCGCAGAAGGTGCAGGCCCGGCAGAATGTCTACGCCGCACCGTTCGACGCGCTGGCCTATTCGGGGATGCAGATCAACGGGTCGATGGATGTCAGTCAGGAGTTGGGAGGAACCGGGACCAATATTAGCGGTGCTGCTGTTTGCGATGGATGGCGGCTATTCAAAACTGGAACAATGGCGGTTAATGTTGCTGGCGGGGTATCGGCTACAGGGTATTTTTCTGGGTTTCCCTGTTTGTTTTTTGCGACTGTCGCGACGGCGCAAACAACAATTACGCCCTCCGACTTGGTTCTTTTTGTCCATTACATTGAAGGATGGCGGATCGCGCGGTTGGCGTGGGGAACGGCAAGCGCGAAACCTGTTACAATCGGATTTTGGACCGCACACGCGCGAGCAGGCACCTACAGCGGGACAATCCGCAACCTTGCCGGAAGCCGATCATATGCCTTCACCTACACGCAAAATGCTGCGGGTGTAGCGCAGTACAACACTGTTACTATTACCGGGTGTCCTGATGGTGTTTGGGAAACTGGCAACCTAACAGGGATGCGGATCACCTTTGCGATGGCGTGTGGATCAACCAACACCGCGCCGTCAGCAAATAGTTGGCTGACGGGGGACTATTTTGCTGCACCCGGCCAGATCAATGGCGTTGCGGCCACCTCAGATGCTTTCCGCCTGACCGGCGTCGTCGTTCTCCCCGGCATCGAAGCGCCGTCCGCCGAACGCTCGCCGCTGATCATGCGGCCATACGATCAGGAACTGGTGACGTGCCAGAGGTATTTCAGGCCGATAGAAATGAACGGACCTATAATCTGCATTGACGCTGCTAAGTTGTCGTTCAACAGTCACTACAACATGCGCGCCGCGCCTGCGATAATTCTGAAGAACCTTTTGGGGGTCTATGCTAACGGCGCGGATCGTGTTCAATCAGCATTAAGCTGTTCATTCGTTACTACCCCCACTGAAATCGCTGGTTTGATTACTTGCGAAAATTTCACCGGATTGGCTCCCGGCGGCACAGCAGTACGCTCGGGCAATTTGGCTGTTGGTCCCATATCTTGGCTCAACGCGAGGCTCTGATGGCAGATTATCAACTCACCGCAACCGAAGAACCCTGCAGCGTCATTCGCGCAAGCGACGGCGCGTGCATCCCGCCCGACATGGCCAACACCGACTACAACTGCCCCGACCCGTTCCGGCCGGGCTATGTCCAGTGGAAGGAAGCCGGCGGCGTACCCGACCCCTATGTCGAACCCGAACCGCCGCCGCCCCCGCCGCCGACCCCGGAGCAGCAGGTGCTGTTCGACCACGAGAATCGCGTCCTCGCGCTGGAGGGCAAGCCGCCGATGTCAGTCGAGGACTTCGTCGCCAAGGCGAACCGGAAACCCTCGGTGACGCCGGCGAAGAAGTCGGAGCCGAAAGCGCGGAGCAGGTGATGATCCGCGCAGTAGCCATCGCGGCGTTATTGCTGACGACAGGCTGCGCGCGACAGCGCATTGGCGTCGAGCTGTACGATCCCGACGTCTACCAACGCGCCGAGGTCGATGCCATCACCGCGGAGATCCAGTGCAAGAACACCGCGCGCACACCGGTGCAGATCGCGCGCTGCGTCGGCAACAGGAGGTGACCATGACCATAGGCCTGGTTTTCTGGATCTTGATGCTGATCTGGTTCGTGTTCGGCATCCTCACCTATTACGGCCGGGTGCCTGGCGCCTACGGCCCGATCGGCAACACGCTGCTGTTGTTTGTGCTGTTCTTGCTGCTAGGTTGGAAGGTGTTCGGGGCACCCATTCACGGATAGGAGATCAAGATGGCCAAGAAATCAGGTGGCAAAGGCCCGCCAGCGGTAGCCAAGCCGACCAAGCCCTCTGCTGCAGTGCAGAGCGCACGGCAGGGCAAGCCGCCCAAAGGCGGCAAGAAAGGCAAATAACATGGCGAAAATGACCAAGGCGCCCACCGTCAATATCAAGGCCCCGCCGGCACCCAAGGCGCCGCCGAACTTCTCCAGGACACAGGATACCTTCAGCCACCATACCTCGCCGGCCAAAGGGCCGCAGGCGGTGGACCCCACCGTCAACGCCATCTCTTCGGCGCCGAGGGCCAAGATCCGCACCATGCCGGATGTGCCGAAGGCCAAGTACAAGCATGACGAAAACTCCTGAGCAGGAGCGGCAACTCAAGCTTCTGCGGCGCAAGCGTGCGATCCTCAGTGCTCGCGAGGATCTGATTGCGTTTACGCAATTGATGATGCCTGACCCCAACTTTGACGATGACGTGACGAAATCGCTGTACATGCCGCAGCAGTTTCACCGCGTCATCGGCCGCTCCCTGGAGGAAGTCGAGCGCGGCGATTACCGGAGGCTGATGATCAATGTCGGACCCAGGTTCGGGAAGACCACCCTGGCGAGCGCCATGTTCCCGGCCTGGTATATTGGCCGTCACCCCGAACGGTCTATTATCGTCGCCACCTACAACGAACACTATTCGTGGGATCTTGGCCGCCGTGTTCGCGACATCATGGCCACCCCGGAATACGCGCAGGTGTTCCCAGATGTCGAGATCAAGGTCGGCGCCAGTGCTGTCAATCGTGTCCAGACGACGCGCGATGGCGTGGTTTTCTCGGTGGGCCGCGGTTCATCCATCACTGGCCGGGGTGGTCACTGCATCCTGCTGGATGACCCGATCAAGGATCGTACTGAGGCAGACAGTATGCTGGTGCGGGAGAAGCTGTGGACCTGGTACAATCAGGTGCTCCGCACACGGCTCATGGACTCCACCGGGAC